GCTGAGAGTTTGAACTTTAAGACATATGGTCGGTATATTACTTATGCTGTTACAGGGCAGAACTTCTATAACTTTAATGATTATGCTAATTACCCCATTACAGTAACCCCTGGTATCAAGTTTACATAATAGGAGATAACTATGATTAAGATACAGATTGTTGAGAATGAAAACATGTTGCAGTTCGCAGATTTCAAGAACTGTGAAGTGTGGCTATTAAATAGAACAAGTACAAAGAAGCTGAGTAAAGACGTTAAGGAAGTACCGGAGATTACAGAAAGCTTTATGAGTACTGCAGACAAGTTACCTCAGCTTATGACAGAAATAAGCCTTGCACATGAAGAAGGGTTTGATTACGAAGTGCTCACAAACAACTCTGAGCACTTTGCAAGAAAGATTTATACCTGTGACTATGATAAAATTAAAACATTTACGTTAAAGTAATATGCAGTATAATTATAGGTTGGAGGACTAAATGAAATGCGCAAGATATTTTTTATTTGTATTCTTTTTATTTTGTGGCTTACCGGCTGTCAGTCAAACAGAGCAGCTGCAAGAAACATCCTCGAGTATCAGAGGCAAGTTGATAGACTTGAAGAAGAACTCCGCAATCGTGACAGAGCAATTGAAAACAGTCTCAGAGAACTGGAGACTATCACAGCAAGAAGCGAAGCAATGGAAGGAGACGTCGATACAGTTATCAGACTCTTTGATGAATATCAACGAGCAGTTGAACGACTGTTACAGTACGATAGAAGGGCAGATGAAGGTAATCAAAATATTATTAATAATTCTAATCACTAGAGCTTGTTTAATGATTTGCGGTTATATTATTTATGCGAAGGGGATTCGGTTACCACGGTGGCTGGATATACTGCTATGACACAGACTAAACATATTTTGCACCGAGAAGGTACAGCAAGTAAAATAAATCCAGCAGGTATGTCTGTAGGAGAGTATGCTACAAAACTTTCTGCTATTAATAAGAAGCTTGCCAACAAGACAAACAGTAGCATTGAGAAAGGACTTGCAGATAATCGTGAAATAAATAATGCTAAGTATAAAGCGAAGCAGGAAGCTCTTAATAACAAGACTTACTACAACTTGCTTGCAGCTAAGTATCTTACTTCTGCTGAGTACGAGCAGTACGCTAAGTACATGGGGCACTTTAAGATTAACGCAGAGACCCATAATAAATTGGCACGTAAGTTTATTAATGAAATGCTTGCGCCATATAATATTGATATCGATACTTTAGCAGGTACGATGTCACCTTTTGAGTGGAAAGAGTATAAAGAAAACGTTAAAAAGTATCCTGAGCTTGCTAAGCCAGACGCAGAAGCAGAGGCAGCTGTTGCTCTAGCACGGGATAAAGATACGTTTGGGAAGGTTAATGGCCCTTACCAGAAGGGTCCTGCAGTAGCAGTACTAGGCAATGAAGACACAGGTATTAAACCTATGCTTAAATATTCCTGGGACCCGGTAAGTCAGCAGTATGCACCAGATACAGGTGAAGACGATGTAGATGCTGATTTCTGGGAAGATTCTAAAAGTGCATTAACTCCATACAACTATGACGTTGAATGGAAGTATAAAGATTAGGAGGTTTGCTATGGACAAACTTAGAGCGTTCTTTCAGAACAAAGTAGTGATGATTGTTGAATCAGTAATGCTTATTGCTTCTTCAATTGGTCTTAGTATCGGAGGTGTAAGTGCCGAAGGTATCACAAGCATTGTTTCACTCGGTCTTGCAGCTTTGTCAGCAGTTGATGCAATTGTTACATTTATTGCAGCACTCTTCAAAAAGAAGAATGTTTCAGCCTAAGCAGGATTTTATTCCAGATACCTGCCCTTGTGCTACTCACCACGGTTTTGACAATGGTGCATTTAACGTAATCACAGTGCACTGGATTGGACCATACCCTGGGCAGACACCTGAGCAGGTACGTAATTACTGGATAACATCTAAAGGTGAAGCGTCTGCACATTTCATTATAAAAGATGATGAGTGCTTACAGTGCTGGCCTTTAGATGTTGTTGCTTGGCATGCTGGCTGCAGAGCAGGTAATTATTCTAGTATTGGTATTGAAGTAATTCCAAAAAATACAGATGGAGAGTTTAGTGAGAAGAGTATTAATACTCTGAAACAGTTACTTGATACTTTACCAAAGTTGCCTATTGTAAGACATTATGACTGGACAGGTAAAGACTGTCCTAAGTATTATTGTAACAATGAACGGTGGGAGCGACTACTCAAAATATTGGGTAGGTAAAAAGAATGGTGACCTCTGATACCTTAAAACAGTATCAGAGGTCTTTTTATTTAGAGTGGATGCTTAGCGTACCATGCATCAAATTCTTCGGTTATAATAGGAAAATGTTCTTCAAACCATTCTCTAAGTTTACTTGCGAATATGTGCATATTATCAGAGTCACCAGGGCCTGTTCTACGCTGCATGATATACATCCATTCACGAATATTAGTAGTAATAATAAGATTTGTAGCAAGACAGTTGGGTAATATATCTCTAGCACGACTTGGTAGATACTCTTTTAATGTGTCTTTATACGTGTTAAATATCTGCTCAAAGGTACGTTTTTCTGTATCGCTATAATTATTATCAATAATAATTAAGTCATCATTATATTTATGATAGATTGTGGAAGACTGCTGAAACGCGCAGTGTCTATGTCTAACAAGTGCATGGCTTATACCACGGTCTACAACACACTTTAATGTAATGTTATAATGTTCCCATGGGCTATGATGACCACGCTTGATACAGTTTAATGCGCGCTGTTTACACTTATCTTCTTTCATATCTGCAAGGTAGCATTCACCTGCAACTGTACCAATGAAATGAAGCAAATCATTTTCATTAAGCACAGTTGCTATATCTGAAGCATTTACACTAATATCAATGTACTGCATGTCATACTCCTGTGCTACCAAAGCCACCGTTTTCTTTAGCACGTTCAGTATTGTCATGCTGCCAGTCTTCACAGTCATACGCTGGTACGCATTCAATCTGTGCAACGCGTTCACCTGCTTCAAGGAATATTGTAGTATTAGTCATATTGTGAAGTGGTACATGTACATGCTGCCCAGAGTAATCACTATCAATAATTGATACTGGCTGCATGATACCACGTTTAACAAGCAGTGAACTACGTGGATACATTACTACTTTATACCCTTCCGGAATTTCAAATCCTACCCATAAATCAACAACAGTTGTTTCATGTGGTGGTAGTGCTACTTTTACAGGAATTGCTACATCCGCGCATGCTGCACCAGTTGTCTTGTATACTGGATTGATACCAATGATACCACCTTCTTTGCGGTTACCTTCAGCGTCTGTTTCATAAAACAGATACGCAGCACATGATACTTTCTTTGTTTTACTCATCGTTCTACACCTCCAAGTTTATCAGCCCATGCTTCCCAAGGCTGCTTATAATAATCAAATTTAATAACTCTATGTAACAGGTTACCTATAACACTAGGTAAACCAATTACAATCAAATATAAAGGCCCAAGGTACAGTGACTGTATCTGATGACCGTGCGCATGCTTTGCCATTCTGTAATTATGACCATACCGCATGTCTGCTATGATATAATTACCTAATGACACTGCTGACTTAAAGAAATTATACCTGTAATAAATAGTAAAGTCATTGGTCTGCCAGTTACTTTTACAAGTAAGCTTAAGCAGCACACCTACTATATTCTGTGGCAGTTGCCAGATATATAATAATACTTTTTTCATTAGTGTGTCTCCTTCATAGGCTTACCACAAATTTCACATTTAGGCACATAGAACTTATTGCTTGTTTCAACATTTATAGTATAATTATGCTCTGTACATATGAAATTACCTATGTATACTGGCCTATGTCTTTCTTGTGACTTAAAGTACATATATGTCATTAGTGTGTCTCCTTATAATCTTTATTAAAGAGTGCAGGGTCAAAGTTACCTTTTTTCATTTCTTCATAGATATCTCCAGACCAGTACCCCCAGTTAGGACCAAGTTCACAGCATGCTTTAATAGGAACTTTAAGCACATCGTGGAACGACATGTTCATTGTTTCCTGAAGAGCAACACATGCTTCAGTACCTGCTTTATTAAAAGGTACAGATACTACGTTTTCATCATGAACTGTAAGGTGCATTGTAAGTACGTCAAATATACCGTCTTCATACGCTTTGAGCAATGCAAACTTTAATATGTCTGCTGCTGAGCCCTGAATAAGTTTATTCAACATCTTGTACAAGAAGTCGTTAATCTTACCTGTTACAGGGTCGTACTGTGGTCGTGGCTTGTGCTGGTAGCGTCCGCCAAGAGTCATTACATACCCCTGCATTTTTGCTATGTTCTGTACTACACGCATAGTATCGCGAACTACCGGGAACTTCTTATGATAGTTGTCATAGATTTCACGGGCAAATACTTCTGGTGTCTTACCTTCTTCTTTTGCTAACTTTTCAAAGAGCACATAGTTCTTTGCTAAAGCAGTATCAAGTCCCATGCCATAGATACAGCCGTAGTTAAACGTCTTTACGACCGGACGGTATGTAATACCTGTCATATCCATTACAATGTTATGTAAGTCTGCACCTTCACGAAGGCGTTCGCGGAACCATTCAGCCTGTGACCCTTGAGCAAAGTGTCCAAGTAATACTGCTTCAATCTGACTGTAGTCAAGCGCAGCCATCATACAACCTGGTTCAGGTAAAAACAATGCGCGCATGTCTTGACCATAAGAATGACCTACTGCTTTATTACGCGCAGGTATCTGCTGCAGGTTAGGTTTACTACAAGCAAAGCGACCAGTAACAGTACCGCCGTCTTCACGTTTATTAGGTGAAAAGGTACAGTGAATCCTACCATCATCCAAGATAGCATCATGCATACCACCATACATATAAGTATCAAGCAGCTTTTTATAGCCCTTGATTTCTTGTATGAGTGGAATAACTGGGTAATGCATCAAGCGGTTCATAGCGTCTGCACCCCAAGACTCATTTCCAGTAGCAGTCTCTACCGGTGAATGAATACCCATTTCATTAAGTCGTGCACCCAGCTTCTTTGAACTACCAATCATCTCAAGGTCAACACCATACATATCATACAGTGTATTAACTTTAGAATGTAAATCCAGTTCAATAGTACCTGTTAATTTTGTCATTGCTTCTTTATCAATACGTACACCAGTCTTTTTCATATTGATAATGTGAGGTATAAGCTTAACGTCTACCATATACGCAGGGTATACTTTCTGCATCTGAGGTTCCTGTGCCTGATACAAATCCCAGGTAGCTCGGCAGTCTTGTAAGTTATACTCAATCATTTTATCTCGGAACTCTTCAAAGTTATCCCAGATAAAACTAGAATGCTTCCATACATCATCATTCTTTTTAGCAGGTACTCCTGTAGCTTTAAGGTATGCGATGATGTCTGTTTTATGTTCTTCCCACCATGCCTCAATGGTCTGGCCCTTATTCTTACCTTTAACATGAAAACGTTTACAACAAGCGTCGAGTCCAAGGTCAGCATACTCATCGATATAAGTCATACGTGTCATGGTATCATGCTGCAGTCCTGCAATCTTAAGATTCTGGTCACATACCAACCATGATAAATCGTACACACCGTTATGGTATACTTTATCGATTGTCTTGTCTTCAAACATCTTCTTAAACTCTGCCCAGTCAGTAGTACCTGGTATATACGCCTTGGCACGCTGCCCGTCATATGTACCTACGCACAGTATACGAGAACCATCACTGCCATGCTTACAAGAGCCATCACCTACTGTATGAAGACCTGGGTCATAAGTTTCAATATCTATTGCTACTAACATTACATCTCCATAAAATAAATGTAGCAGTGCTATTAAAAACACTGCTACATAATATTTAGAATACTGTGTCTTCATCTACATCTTTTTTCTGCCAGCCGGCGTCTGAAGTCTGTGCTTCAATATTACCGTTTGACTTACTTGATAAGATGTTCAAGAACCTTACGTCAATCTGGACATCTGTATACTGCTTACCTTCCTTGCTAGACCAGCTGTTAAGTGATACTTCACCAACACCGCCAACCAAGGTACCTTTAGTAAGGTACTTAGCAATATTCTGCCCAGACTCACCCCACTGCTGCACTTTAACGTACAGTGTTTTCTTGTAGTCTCCGAACCCAGTATTAATTGCCACATTAGCAACCAGTAACCCTTTACCTGACGCAAGAGTTGTATACCCTGCGTCTTTAGTAAGACGACCTGTAAACGCAAATGAATTAATATCTGCCATTATTCTTTATCTCCTTTATACATTAAGAACATGATGTTACATGCAGCATGAGCAAGATGTGGAAGACCAGACTCTTCATCAAGCTCTTCACCCTTTCTCCATGCAGCAATGTGCCTACGTAATGCAGCGTAGTATCTGTTTTCTCTATCTTCAACTTTCTGCCAGTTATTGGCACCATATTCTTCTGCACCAAAGGTAAGAACCTTAGCAACAGCATCTTCAAATTCAGGCAACACTAAATCGTATCTAGCTTTACCTGCGTCATTCTTTTTACCAATGTCATTTGTTTTAATACTTGTAAAATTATTATTTAACATAGTTACCTCAAGACAAAAATACCCGTGTTAAAGGACACGGGTTAAACCTGCTTAAAGTTTATTCTTCGTCTTCTGTTTCAATTGCACCAGATGTAATCTGAAGAACAGACTGCTGCACGCTTGCGAGCTGTGGTTTTACTGCTGCTGTAAACAAGTCTTTGTTTACAATAGAGTCTTTAACAACCTTTGTGAAGCGAGCAATGTTCTTTGAAGGCTGCTGAGGATTTGGAGTAAGTTCTGCAATCAAGTTCCACTGATATGCAAAGATTGGAGCCTGCGCACCGTTTGGAAGAATCTGACCCTTGAGCTGTGAGTTCCAAGACTTACATGCTTTCATAGAACCAACAGTTGGATTGAAGAACAATACGCCATCTTCTGGGAAGTCAGGAAGGATAACTGCATAGATGAACAATTCCTGTACTTCGTTGCCTGATTCTGGATTGAACATCTTTGGATATCCACGCTTGCCTTTTGGTGGCTGCTTGATTTCAACTTCGATTCCACCTACATCATAACGTCCTACAGTACGGAATGTATCTGCATCACGTTCAGACCATACAGTGCGGAATGCAAGTGGTACAACTTTAACCATGTTACCATAGTTACGTCCTGTTGCAGAGTTGCGCCATGTACCAGCTTCATTCTCATCATCTTCTACAGATGAGTCTGGCTGCACCAGAGAAAGATAACTTACAGCAGTTGCTGAAGTAGTGATTGTGTCAAGACCGGCACCTGCCATGTCTTCCATAAAACTCATGTCTTCTGTCACAAGTTCCTTGTTTCTTACAGTAGTCATAATGCTACCTCCATATAAAATCTATAATACTATTATAATATAAAAATTATATTATAATAATTATTAGCTAAACTGTCATACGTACTTTATTAACTTGCCCTGCACAGCAGATGACACAATACCCTGGAGAAGCTCTATCATTTCTTCTCGCTTAAGGTACACCCACTTGCCTGTGAACGTAGGATTCTCAAGCAAGCTTGTAGGCACAAAAGCCACGAACTGCCCCTGATGATAGGTGCTTGGAAG